CTGCCACAGGTACTGGCCTTCGATGCTCTTGAGCTTCCGGATGGCCTTGATGGTGCTGTCGTTCATCAGGAAGGTGGCCTTCTTGCGGTACACGCTCTTGATGGAATGCACCAGGTCGATGATCTCGTCGGCGGCAATGGTGGCCCCGGCAGTGGTCACGCCGGTGCCCGCGCCGTTGGTGGCGTGGAGCAGGCCAGTGGGCTTGCCGGTGCCGTCGCCGTTGATGAACGCATCCTCCTCGGCGGCACCAATGCGGCGGGCAAACTCGGCGGCGATGTAGCTCTCGATGTTAAACACGGAGTCCTGGAGCAGCTCGTCGGACACCTTGATCATCGTGGCCACCTTGTGAGCGCCGATGGTGATCTGGCCGAAGACCTCGTCGCTCTCGGGGATCGCGCCTTCCTCATCCACCCAGGAAGCGGTGCCATGGGAAGCCACGACGGGGATCTTCCGGTCGCCGGAGCTGGTCTGGATGATGGTGCACAGGGAACGGAGCACGTTCTCCTCCTCCAGCGCCTGCACAAGGGTGCGCTCGTACTCGTCAGGCACCAAAAAGCCACCTTCGGTATCGGTGCCGATCTGCAGCGCGTTCATCACCTGCGGCGCGGCGGCGCGGTTGCGGATCATGCCCCAGAAGGCGTTGCGGTACTCGTCAGAGGCGCGACCCTGCCTCCGGTCGGCCCCAGCGGTGGGACGGGAGACCAGCGGGGAAGCGGTGGGCTGGTCCAGCTCACGGTCAATCGCCGCCTGGCGCTCCAGGCGCTCGATCTCCTTGCCCAGGGCGACCACATCCGCCTCCATCTTCTCGTAGGTAGCGTTGTCCTCGGCGGAGATCATGCCGTCTTCGCCGCGATGGCTGTCCAGGAAAGCCTTGGTTTCATTCCACAGGTTGGCGCGCTTTTCGCGCAGAGCAAGAATCTTATTCATAGCGATATCCTCCATTTCGTCATTTCAAAAGCGCCAGACGCTTTTCCAGGTCTGCCGCTTTCACTCGGTCGTCGGTCTCAGGTTCGGGCTCGGGGACGGTGGGTTCAGGCTCCGGTTCAACCGGCGTAGGTTCGGGCTCGACCTTCGCGGTTTCGGGCTTAACCGCGACCGGCGCAGGCTTGGGCATCGACGCGATCACCCGGTTCATCAGGCAGGCGTCCGCCGTCCTGCGGGCAAAAGAAAAGCCCGACACATCGTCGGGTTTGCTGTCGCCGGTGTAGAGCACCTCGTCGCAGAAGCCCAGCTCCTTCGCCTTCAGGGCGTTCATCCAGGTCTCACTGTCCATGAGATGCGACAGCTTCGTCCTGCTGAGACCGGTTTTGATCTCGTAGGCGTTGATAATGCTCTCCTTCACCTCGTCCAGCAGCTGTATGGCCTTGCGCATCTCGTCGCTGTCACCCATGGCGCAGGTGAAGGGATTATGGATCATCATCATACTGGTGGGGCTCATGCACACCTTCGTGCCCGCCATGGCGATGACGCTGGCAGCAGATGCCGCCATGCCGTCGATCTGCACGGTGATGTCGTGGGGGTAATCCATGAGCATCGTGTAGATCTGGCTGGCCGCAATGCAGTCGCCGCCGGGCGAATTGATGTGCAGGAGGATCGGGCCGCTGCCCGCGAAGAGCTCCTCCTTGAACATGGCGGGTGTCACTTCGTCGGAGAACCAGCTCTCCTCGGCAATGACGCCCTCCAGGAACAGGGTGCGGGTCTCGTCCGCGTTCTTGACCCAGTTCCAGAAATGGCGCATAGGCTTAACCTCCTTTTCGGTTGTCGATTTTGGTTGTGCTGCCCGTGGCGTCCTCCGCCCGCGCCTGCATGGCACTGGTGATGGGGATCATGTTCCCGTTCACGAGCAGGGCATCGCCTCCATCCTCTGCGGGGATGGGGTTCTGGTTCTCCAAAGCGCGGATGTCGTTGGCGCTCATCCACCCATTCTGGCGGGCAATGGCGTAGCCTTCCATGCGGGACTTGTAGTCACCGCGCATCAGGCCGTCGATATTGAACTGGACATAATAAACGCCCTTCTCACGGTCTGTGAAAAGAGCGCGATTCATGCTCTGTTCAATGCGTACCAGCCAGGGTCGGATAGTGTGGACGGCGAAGTCGATGGACTGGTGCTCGATGTTGGAGAACGTGGCGTGCTCAAGGTTGCTCACCAGGTGCGGCGGCACACGGAAGATGCGACAGATTTCATCCACCTGGAACTTCCGCGTTTCCAGGAACTGCGCCTCGTTGTTCGGCATGGCGATGGACTCAAAGCGCATGCCTTCCTCCAGCACGCAGACCCGACCAGCATTGGAAGAGCCGCCATAGGCTGCGTTCCAGCTTTCCCGGAGCGCCTTGGGGTTCTTCACCGTGTTCGGGTGCGTCAGGATGCCCGAGGGCCGAGCTCCATTGGAGAAGAACTTCCCGCCGTATTCCTCGGCGGCGATGCCCAGGCCGATGGCGTTGCGCTCGATGGCGATGGGACTGTAGCCCATGATGCCGTCGAAGCCCAGACCGGGAATGTGCAGCACATCCTCGGGGGCCAGTGTAACCGCCTCACCGGAGGTGGTGGTGTACGCATACGTCAGTACGCCGTTCTTATCCCTGTCCACGTTCATCTTGTCCGGGAGCAAGGGGTAGAGGCCGGTGATACGATTCCGCCCCGTCCGGATGATCTGGCAGTAGCTGTTGCCATAGAGCAGCAGGTGCGCCAGCATGACCTCCCGCAGCACGAAGGAGGTCATTTCACTGTTGGGCTCATCGTGGAGCAACCGGTACAGCGGATGGTCCGTCGCCTTCTTCGTGCCCTCGCCCTCAACCTGATATACGCCCAGTGGCAGGCTGGCAATGGTCTCGGAGATGACACGCACGCAGGCGTAGACAGTTGACAGCTGGATCGCCGTCTGGACCGTGACGGACTTTCCGGCACCGCTGCTGCCAAAGAAGAACGACGGTGCGCCGCTGACGGCATCCCTGGGCGAAGGTCGCCTGCCGGGCTTGTCACGAGCTCGGAAAAGGCCGGAGAAGGGATTCTTCATGTAAAAATCACTCTTTTCTGGTAGAATTATGGCTTGGAATGTGCTATAGTTTTGGCAAAGCCAAAACCAATACATCGGTTGATACCGGCAGGGATTTATTACAATCCGCTGCCGGTTTTTTTATCATGACAGTCTTTGCAGAGTGCCTGCCAGTTGTCCTGATCCCAAAATAGATACTGATCGCCTCGGTGCGGAATGATGTGATCCACCACTGTTGCCGCAGTCAGCCTGCCCTCCTTCTGACATTGAACACACAGTGGATGCCGCCGAAGGTAGGCTGCCCGCGCCTCGCGCCATTTGCGGTCATACCCGCGAAAAGCGGCCCCACCGCGCAGACGGTCCGCGCTCCATTTTATGTGCTCCGAACAGTACACCTGGCCTTGTTCGCAGAAACCCACACATCCGGGATAGCGGCAAGGTCTTCTCGGTTTCATCGGCATGCAGCTCACCTCATTTCATTCGGCATTCAGAATAAGCCGGTGCATCGGCGGGGTAGGGCACGCTATAGTAGCGCGTTGTTCTGAACACCACCCACCATGCGCTGAATATTATGCTCAGAAAGGCAGCGATGATCAGACCATAGATGAACAGGATGATCCTATCGTCCCTCCTGCGCTGCTTCTTGGAGTAATGCTTGCTCACAGGAAATACCTCCTATTCACAGAACAAGCAAGCCTCTCTCGTCATAAACGGAGGTGCCTGGGTTCGCATTCTTAAGAGCCCTGTCAAGCGCCATCACCAGCGCCACCGCGCCGTCCACCTTCTCGGTGCTCTTCTCCTTGTCGATCTTCAGATTGCCTGCCGGGTCGGTACGCACGAAGGCGTTGTCCATATTCCAACGCAAAACCGGATGCCCGCCGTGGTTGAGCTTGCGCTCCAGCACGATGCGCATCAGCTCCTTCGTGGGCGGGGACATGTCCCGGAAGCCCTGGCCAAAGGGCACCATCGTGAAACCGTCGTCCTCCAGCCGCTGCACCATCATGGTCGCGTTCCAGCGGTCGTAGGCGATCTCCCGGATGTTGAACCGCTCACCCAGTTTCAGGATGAATTGCTCAATGAAGCCATAGTGGACAACATTGCCTTCCGTCGTCATGATGAAGCCCTGGCGCTGCCACTTGTCGTACATCACATGATCCCGACGGACGCGTAGCTGCAGCGTATCCTCCGGGAGCCAGAAGAACGGCAGTATAACGTACTGCTCGTCCTCGTCCCTGGGCGGAAACACCAGCACCATGGCAGTAAGGTCGCTGGTGCTGGAAAGGTCGAGCCCGGCGTAGCAGGCGCGGCCTTCGAGCTCATATTCATTTACAGCACCGCCGCACTCATCCCACTTGTCCATGGGCATCCAGCGCACGGACTGCTTGACCCACTGGTTCAGGCGCAGCTGCCGGAACATGTTCTCATCGGCGGGCGTCTCCTGGGCCTTGCGGAAAGCATCCCGCACCTTGTCGATGGAGATCGTCTTATCCAGGGATGGGTTGGCTTTGTACCAGTTCCTCTCATCCGTCCAGTCGGCATCGTCCGGAAGGCCGAACAGCACAGGGTAGAACCGGGGATCATCCTTCCTGCCCTCGATGATGTCGAGCGCCTTCTGGTGGACTTCCCAGCAGATGCTGTTCCTGTCGGTGCCCGCCGTGGTCAGCAGGAACCACAGTGGCTGCTTTCGGGCGTCGCCGGAACCCTGGGTCATTACATCGTACAATGCGCGGGTCGGCTGGGTGTGCAGCTCGTCGAAGATACAGGCGCTGACGTTCAGGCCGTGCTTCGTGGCCACCTCCGAGGACAGCACCTGGTAGATGCTGCCGGTCGGCTGGAACACCATGCGCTTGGTGGAGGGTATGATTTTTATCCTCCGGCTGAGCGCAGGGGACTGCTTCACCATGTCCACGGCCACATCGAACACAATCGCGGCCTGCTGGCGGTCGCTGGCGCAGGAGTAGACCTCCGCCCGCCACTCATC